TGGATCTGGATTATTTAGTCTTATAATTCGTCGTGGTGATGATTACAATAATAGTAAAACTATACTTGAAACATGGAATAATCTTTCATTAGATCCAAATCAAAATAACTACGTTGCATACGTAATAGGTGACCAAACTCAAAACGTTAAAGAAGATTCTACCGGTAATTATTATTTGCAAACTTCAGGATCTTATAAAAATAATAGTAGGTATGTAAGAGTATCTAGTGTATATAAATCAACTCCTAATTATTTTAATCAATTAGGAGTAGCTCAAACTATATATAACGGATACATGCCAATTATTGGTTCTGGATCTGTTGGCGGTGCTTTTGGTGGAGCTATTGGAGCTATTTACGGTTCATTTGAAAAAGCAGCAGTAAATTTCTTTGAGTCTATACCTAATTTAAGCTCTACTGCAATTACTCCTTCAACTAATATTCAAGGTGTGCATCCTGCAGATTATGCTATAGGCATTAATCTTCTTGAGAATAATAACGATTATGACTTTAATGTTATCTATGCTCCTGGATTAACTAGCAAAAATGCACCTTCTGCTGTATCTGATATTCTCTTATTAGCACAAACTCGTGGAGACGCCATAGCAGTAATTGATATGGTTGGATATGGTTCACAAATCAATCCTGTAATAGCTGAAGCCATTTCTTATGATAACTCTTATGGTGCAACATACTGGCCATGGGTACAAATCAGAAGCCGTGAAACTGGTAAATTAAACTTTGTTCCTGCTTCTACGTTGGTACCAGCAGTATACGAATATAATGATAAAGTATCTGCAGAGTGGTTTGCTCCAGCAGGTTTAAATAGAGGCGCGCTCTCTACAGTATTACAACCAGAAAGGAAGTTAACTGTTAATGATCGCAATCTTCTTTATCAAGGTAAAGTTAACCCGATTGCTACTTTCCCTGGTGTTGGTACGGTGATCTATGGTCAAAAGACTTTGCAACAGAAGCCGTCTGCACTTGATCGTGTAAATGTAAGACGTTTGTTGATTGCACTTAAAGACTACATTGGTCAAATCGGTGAAACAATCGTGTTCGAACCAAATACTCAAGTAACTCGTAACAAGTTCTTAAATCAAGTTAATCCTTATTTGGAATCTGTACAACAAAGACAAGGTCTTTACGCCTTCCAAGTAGTAATGGACGAAACTAATAACACACCAGATGTAGTAGATCGTAACCAATTAGTTGGTACAATATATCTACAACCAACCAAGACTGCGGAATTCATTCAACTTGACTTCAACATTCTTCCAACTGGTACATCATTTGGTCAATAAAATAAATAAAATTTAAGATGAACGATAATACAATTTTAAGAATCAAAGTACCTGCTAACTTATACGAGAGTGTAAAAAAGCAATTGACTATCACTGAAGCTAAAAAAGGCGCTCACAATCTTGGTGCTGGTATGGAGCTTGTTAAAGAAAAGAAGATGAAAGTTCCTAAAGATGAAATGAAAAAAGTTGAAGAAACAATTGAAGAAACAGATAAAGACATGGAAAAGAAAACACGTACATTAAAAGAATTAAAGTCTGCTAAATCTAAGCTTGAAAAGAAGATAGAAGAAATGGAAAATGGCGATAGTAAAATTGATGAAATAGATCCAAAGTTTCAAGGAGCTATGGATGTATTAGGTTCAATACCTGGAATCGATAAGATTGCTCAAATTGATCCATTTACAGCAGGCGTAGCTTTAGTTGGAATGGTAGTAGGAGGTCTTGTTGCCGCTCCAAAAATTGAAAAAGGAATCAAAGCTCTTATGGCTAGAATAAAAGATCCTAAAAAGAAAGCGCAACTTGCGGCTGCTGCAGAAAAAGGCGGCCTTAGTGTTGGTGGCGAAGTTATGTAATAAGTAAAAAAAGAAGTTCTGAATATTTATAAGTAGAATAAAACTTAACATACAATGCCAGTATTGGATCCAAATGAAATAATGTTCACAGCGTTTGAACCTACAGTATCAAACAGATTTGTAATGTATATTGACGGTATTCCTTCATATATGATTAAAAAAGCTGATGCTCCTGGCGTTACTTTAAACGAGATCAAACTCGACCATATAAATGTTTACCGTAAGATTAAAGGTAAAGCTGAGTGGAGAGATATGAGCTTGAGTTTATATAACCCGATTTCTCCTTCTGGCCAACAAGCTGTAATTGAGTGGGTTCGTCTTCATCATGAGTCTGTAACTGGTCGTGATGGCTATTCTGACTTCTATAAGAAAGATCTTAACTTGTCAATTATAGGTCCAGTGGGTGATGTTGTAAGTGAGTGGATTATAAAAGGCGCTTTCATTAAAGAGGCTACTTTTGGTAACTATGACTGGTCTACTTCTGATCCTACTGAATTGACTATCTCTATCGGAATGGATTATTGCGTTTTGAACTACTAGTGTTAATTATGAATTTAGAAAGAAGCCCCTTACTTGGGGCTTTTTTTATTTTAAAAAATTATTTATTCATATATTTATATACAAAAGAATAGTTTTATGTCTGAACAAAAGTTTACGATACCAACAGAAATGATAGACCTACCTTCAAAAGGTCTAGTATACGCAACAGAAAATGCATTATCTTCCGGCCAAGTTGAAATGAAATATATGACGGCTAAAGAGGAAGACATCCTCACAAACGTTAACCTGTTGCGCCAGGGCCTCGCCATTGAGAAGACACTCAAGAGCCTAATCAAATCACCAATTAACTACGAAGACCTAATCTTGGGTGACAGGAATGGCTTATTGATAGCCGCTAGGATTCTTGCCTACGGTAAAGACTATTCTTTTATGTATAAAAACCCAAATACGGGTGAAGAAGAAAAAGTAATTGCCGATCTACAAAATTTAGAGTATAAACAACCAGATTGGTCTTTATTTAGTAATAAAAATGAGTTTGAGTTTAAACTTCCTAAATCAGGAAATACAGTAACCTTTAAACTGCTAACCGTAGTTGACGATAAGAAAATTGATGATGAAATAAAAGGTGTTAAAAAGAATCTAGGTATAGAAGCCGGAGGTATTTCAACCAGGTTAAAGCACCAGATCACTGCTGTTAATGGAGACTATTCAGTTAAAACAGTTAGAGATTTTATTGATGATGGGCATCTTTTAGCCATGGATTCTATTGAACTTCGAAAATACATCGCTTCTATAACTCCGGATATCGTAATGAAAATAGACGTCTCCTTATCTGATGGAGAGATTATAAAAGTAGACCTGCCTATGAGCGCAGAATTTTTTTTTCCCGGGAGCGGACTATAGGTCTGCATTCATGACAGAGGTATTTGAGCTCACCTATCACGGAGGTGGGGGTTTTACCTATTCTGAGGTTTGGAATATGGACGTTTCAAAAAGACGTTTTAATCTTAAAAAGATCAACGACTATCTTGAAAAGGTAGAAGAGGTCAGAAACAAGGATCGTCAGCAAGTTACAAACAAGACTGACATGAGTAAATTCAAGATCCCTGATGTTGTAAAGTCTAAATTAGAAGACCCTACATTTATTTCTAAAGTAAAAAACAAAAAGTAAATATTTATCTGTAGGGAATACTAATAAATGGTTAATTCATGTCAATCTTAAATACACCACCACCACCTGGACCTAATCCAGCAAATCAAGCTAGAGATCTTAGATCTGAATTAAGAAATATTCTTGATGATCAAGGTGATTATAATAACTTATTAGCTGATTCTATAAGAGAACTTAAAAAATTAGATTCTGCGTATGGAAAAATACAAGCTAGAATTGAATCTTTAGATAAAGGTAGTGTTAATATAAGACAAATAAATCAAGAACTTTTTAGACTAAAACAAAAAGAGTTTTTAGAAGAAAAAAAACTTACAGATTTAAAAGCTGAACTATCAAGAGTTTCACAAGCTGATTTTGATATTGCTCAAGATATAATAAATATTTCTAAACAAGCAACTCAAAATATAACAGATCAGGTTGAAAGAGAAAAACAAATGCTTGATCTTCTTTCAGCAAGAGGTAATCAACAAGCTATAGTTTTATATGCTGCAGAAAAGCAGGTTGATATAGCTAAAAAACAAATTGAATTAGGAGAGAGCGCTTTAGATAATGAAAAACAAGTATCTAAGCAACTAGGAATATCTGGAAATTTAATGCAAAAATTTGCCACTAAACTAGGAGTTGGTGAAGAGGCATATGCAGCGATGACTTCAGAGGCTAGAAAATTAGTAGATGCTAATGGTAAAGTTGGAGGTTTTGGAAGTAAGCTAAAAGTATTACAGTCTGGGTTACAAGCAGGAGCCAGTGTGATAAAAGAATCTTTTTCAGATCCTGTAGCTAAAGCCGCATTAGTAGTAGGAGCTTATAAAGCAATTCAAGCAGGACTTACAAAAGTAGGTGACGCTGCAGCTTCAGCTGGTAATGCCTTGGCAGGAATGACAGAGGATTCTTCTAATATAGTTAGAGGATTAACTTCTAATCTATCAAGTTTGGCTAGAAATATACCTTTAGTAGGTGGACTTATAGGTGGTTTAATAGACGGTTTTTCTGCTGTATTAGATCTAGTAATTGGAGTTGATGATAAAATAATAAAAGCAGGTAGAGATTTAAATCTATCATCATCAGAAGCAAGAGCTTTAAATAGAGAGTTTCAAAATATATCCTTTAATTCAGGTAATATTTTTACTAACTCAAAAAAACTATTGTTATCTCAAGTAGAATTATCTAATCAATTAGGTGTAGTTAATAGACTCAGTACAGAACAGCTTGAGACTAATATAATGTTGAAAGACATTGCTGGTTTAGAATTAGATACTAGACAGCAAATAGTTGAGGCATCTACTATTACAGGACAAACGTCTGAAAATGTAGTTAAAAGTGTATTAGCTCAAGTAGAAGGATTAAAAGATGCCACAGGTATTCAACTTCAAAATAAACAAGTACTAAAAGAAGCTGCTAATCTAAGTGGTTATTTAGGTCTTCAATTTGCAAAATACCCAGCTAACTTAACTAAATCATTAGTTACAGTTAAGGCAATGGGTATGGAGTTAAAACAATTAGACTCTATAGCAGATTCTTTCTTAGACTTTGAATCATCAATATCAAAAGAATTTGAAGCACAATTATTAACAGGTAAAGATATTAATTTAGCTAAAGCACGTGAAGCTTTTTTAAATAACGATTTAGCTACTGCAGCAGGAGAAATAACAAAACAAGTAGGATCTGCTAATGACTTTTTAAAGCTTAATCGTATACAAGCCGAATCTTTAGCATCAGCATTTGGAATGAGCCGTGATCAAATGGGAGAGATGCTTAAAAGGCAAGAGCTTCTTTCTAAGTTAGGTGCCAAAGATACAGACAATGCACAAAAGCAATTACAATTAGGTTTACAAAAATTTCAAAATCAAAAAGCACTAACTGCAGCAATTGGAGAAGAGGCTTATCAAAATTTAATTAATGCTTCTACTCAAGAAAAGATCGCAACATTTATAGATAAAATAAAACAATCAATAGTTGATTTTGTTGAAAAAACAGGACTTATTGAAAAGATAGAGGGTTTTGTAAACAAACTATCAGATCCTGCATATGTAAATAGTCTATTAAAAAAAATACAAGGATTCTTTGCAGGAGCAGTAGAGTTTATTGGAGAGGCATCATATCAAATAGTTAATGCATTAGACTATTTAGCTTTTGGACAAATTGATGAGTCATTTATTAAAGGATTAAGATCAGGTTCTAAAAATATAGCAGATCAAATAAGATCAGTTGGATCTGATTTTGAACCAGTTTCAGTAGGAACAAACGCAGCAAACTCACAAGTAAGAGCATCAGCAACTACAACATCAGCAGCAGATAATATGAGCATGAGTTCTGGTCAAAATTCACCTAAAGTTTATAATGTAATTATAGTTGATCCTGTAACAGGAAAGGCTTTAGAAAAACAAGTTGAACAATCAGTATATGAAACAGTACTTGGTCAAATGGGTAAAAAATAAGAAATGCCACTAATAACTATAAAGAGTAATTTAACTAATATAAAGTTTGGTAATGATAGACCATTAGGTGGATCATCAAAACAACCCTATATTCAGTTTCCTGTACCAAGTCAATTTGCTACAGATCAAGCTATTAATGGATCTAATTTCTTTTCATCAAGATTTGCTAATTTAAATCCTGGTCAAGTTGCTCCTAGAGAGTTCTTAGACTTATATAATACAACTAGAAATGGATTAGACTTTCCTATTAGAGGAGGGCTTGATTTTAATCTAGGTACTCAAACGTTTACTCTATCTAGTAAGTTAGATAAGACAAGGATAAAAAGATTCTTTGAAGACGCACCTAGAGGCGCGGCATTTATACAAAAGCAAATAGGCTTACAACTATCTAACCCTAAAATAGAGACCGGTAATACGTTGTATGGCTTTGGCCAATCAGTGCCGTTTCCTGGCTTATTAGAAAATACTAGAGTTTATAACAAAGGAGCAAATACATTAGCTCAAGTAGGAGTCCAAGGAACAGGAATTCATGCTACTAGACATGGATTAGTGCCATTTAATCCAGGACAAAAGTATTATTACGATATAGTTAATGCTCAGAATGTAAATAATACTATTGAAACAAATAGGCTTCTCATTTTGAATAACCTCAAGATGGTTTCGTCTAATAAATTAATATTTGGAGCTAACGAAATATTCAATATCAATACAGTTAATAATCTAGGTATATCTCTAAATAAGAATTTAATCTTCCAATATCTTGGTGGACCTGGTTCTGTATATGGAGTTGGAACAACTACAATAAAAAGAGTTGTTGATACAACTAAGTTGAAGTCTAGAAATGCAATGGCATATGATGACTTAAGAACTCAAACAGTTAATAATATAACAGACGGAGTTGCTACAACAAATATACAAGACTTTAGAGATCAAACAGGCTTATTAGGATCTTATGCTGCTTGGGGAAATAATACCCAAGATAAAAGATTTTATGTATCTGCTGGTTCATACAAAGATAAGATGAATCTTCTCTATCCTTTTGTATTTAAGAATAATACTGCACCTTGGGAATTAGATAAGACTGGTACAGACGATTTAATTAAGTTTGTATTTGAGGCAATATCAAATGATGATCCATCTTATTCAACGGCATTATTTTTTAGAGCATTCTTAATAGCAGGAATAACTGATAATAATACTGCCCAATTAAATGCGTTTAAGTATCAGGGTAGGGGTGAAAACTTCTATACCTATCAAGGATTTGATAGAAGTATTGGATTCTCATTCAGGGTTGCTGCAGGATCTAGAGATGAAATAAGACCTTTGTATAATAAAGTAAATGCGTTAGTAAGCCAAGTATATCCAGACTATAGTCCTCAACAAGGTATAATGAGAGCTCCTCTAGTTAGAATAACAATAGGAGACTATCTTTACAGAGTTCCTGGATTTTTAGAAAACGTAAATATTACTATTGACAATAACTATCCTTGGGAAGTTAATTTAGAAAAAAGTCAAATAGGAGATATAGCTCAACTACCACAAGTAATGGATATATCAGTATCATTTAA